GCCCTGTTGGCGCCTAGCCTCAAATTGAACAATGTTCAACTACCATGTAGTATGTCTGGAACAGCGAATAAAGTTACGAAGAGTAGGAGCATCCGCCCATTAAAGAAGCGGATGAAAGGCCACCCTCGCCGCAAGGCGAAGCTGGGCTACTCTGAACGTAATCTTGTAATAGTGCCGGCCGCAAGGTCGGTACTACTCACGAACGGTGTGGAAGACCTTGAATCCTTCAGTTGGGCTTCTCCTTTATTGGAGTACCAAACTGAGTGGGTCCGTCGGTCACCATTATCCGGTAAAGTCAGTGAACAGGCACGCCCCTGGCGATCGTTTGAACACTATAAAAGTGCGTCAAACGTTCTCCGTAAGTATGCCGTTTTTGACACGTTGCCAACTTCATGTTTCGTGATAGGGGCCGCAAGGCCCCCAAATCACAGGAACTTAATTGGCGAGTTCGACAAGAACTTCGCGGACCAATTCGGCCCGATGTGTAAACCGTTTGATCGGCTCACGTCGTTGTCCCTTCTTGGAGACAATGGTCAGCGGGTTGTCCCGCCGCCAAGCGACCTTGGAGACCTAGTTCTAAAGTCTTTACAAACTTTAGTTCCTAAAGTCCGCAAGGAGCTGAGTCTTCTCAACTCTATAATAGAGTTGAAGGACTTCCTCACATTGAAGAGGACTATGTCAAAGGTTAAAGAAGCCGTCGTCCTTCTTCTAAAGAAGGGCGTTGGCCGTTCTACCTTTAAGACATGGATCGAATTAGCGGCTGATGTTTACCTGCAAATGCAGTTCAACATCCTTCCGCTATTATCTGACATTCAGGGTATAGACTCTGCGTTGTCAAGTGCAAAGCGTCGTCTTCTCGACGACGTCAAACACTCAGGGGAACCTCGCGTTGCACATTTCGTGTACCGCTGGGACGAAGCAAAGGGCGAAAGTCGTCAGGAGGAAGGTAACTGGCAGTTTGTCGAGGATTGCGTTCCCGTATGGGATGCAGTTGCTCAGACTAATACTGTCGTTACTCCTTCGAGACAAGTATTCCGTAAAGCTTCAGAGTTCCATGCACAGCTCCAGTATACTGCCGAGTATACGGAGTACCAGAAGGAGAATGTCTCCTTATTGAGCAGACTAGATGCGTTGGGAGTTAACTTTAACCCAACGATTATCTGGAATGCCATACCCTGGTCATTCGTTGTGGATTGGGTAATGAACGTTAGTTCATTCCTAGACTCATGGCGAGTGGGATTCATGGACCCCAAGATAACCATGCTGCAATACCTGTGGTCGATTAAACGCGTTAGGGACACCCTGCTCACCCTTAAGTGGGAGAACGGGACGGACCTTGGCGTGCAAGAGACACGACAGGTTAAGTGGATGCATATAACAGAAACGGCTTATCGCCGCGAAGTTGGACTGCCTCCATACAGCTCGTTTCTAACGAGCGGGCTGAGCCCGAAAGAGTTCAGTCTTGCAACGGCGCTAGCAATAACGCGGCGTACGAAGCATAAAGGTAAACGTTAGAAATCGCCTCAGATTCTGAGGTTAACGCATGCTAAGCAATAGCTTAAACACGAACGAAATCAAGAACGCCGCCGGTACAGAGGAAGAATTCCAAAGTATCGACGTTGGCCCTGGCCGTACACGTATCTTCGCCAAAATTGGCGAGATATATTCCCGTCAACACCGCCTCAAGATTCAACATCTTGAGACTGGATCGGGGTTGAAGCTTCGACGTAGGTCTAATTTTAGATTTGACAAAACTGTCATCTCTGACGTTGACCTCGTTACGCCTGCTTCGATTATGTTCGGCGTGACCATCGACATCCCCGTGGGGTTGTTGGTCGCGACGACTGAAGTTGACAACGTCTGCGCTAATGGGATGTCGTTTCTTTCCAGTGATGGAACGAGTACGACTATCCTTTTTAGTGGGGCAGGGAACGGTGCCAAGGCACTGCGGGAAGGGAGCCTTTGAAGGCAAAACTTCTGGCAGTGGCGCTGGTGCTTGTAGGTCTTGTGTTAACACAAGCCTGCAGGTGCTCCGACTTGGAACTCAAAGCTAAGCAATTAGACGTGTACTCTTGGAACCGCGAGGTTCCTACGAATACTGTTCCGTTTGCTGAGCTAAGACGGTGACCCGTTATTCGAGATAGGCTGTGTAAAGATACTCAGGCTGCTCACCATCCACCCGCCGTAGCGGTTGTCTTAGGACAACTTCTACAGGCACTAGGTAGATGATGGCTTGGCCTGGGACCACTTGCACAGTCTTCAAGGATTCGGGTGAATCTACAGCGACCATAATGGTCAACCTCCTGCGATATTTCGTAGGACGGCCGTTTGGATATGCATGTAGATCTTGCTGTTCTATGGGAGTAGACATACTTCTATGGAGTTCAAGTAAGACGGTATCGTGGATAGGCTGCGTGCTCTAGGAAGAATACCTTATGGTACCTAATAAGAGCCTAGATGATATTCAAATCATCACCGCGCTTCTCCACGACGTCTTCGAGACTCATGGTGAGGTGTTCAATTGTAAAAGTCGAAGATTGACCCTTGAAAAGGTCAACGAACGACGTGCATCTGAAGGGGTGGGGTTTCTAACAAAGACCCTACCTTGTTTGGGAAAAGCCCTCGAAAGGGCACTATCAAGCAATACTCCACTCGACGCTAACCTCCTTGGCTTTGATGCCCTGGAAGAAAGTAAGCTCCCGAGATTTCTCGGAGAACTATTCGGTCTAGTACTGGATAGTAGTGGTGTTCCTCTTCAGGAACCATCAGCATTAGCCATCAGGTCGTTAATGGATATTCTGTACTGTTTTTACAAGTACGAACTTCCATATACGCCAGAGCTAGAACAACAAGTCGTTGCTGCGTTTGAAGAAACGGAGCGCGACCTTTTAACCAATGAGAAAACCTTGGCCGCAATTGGCCTTCAGGTCTCAGAATGCATCGACAGAGGTGATCGTGTGGACTCTTCCACAGAACCCCATGCCGTTGCTCGCAAAGCAAGGCTCCTATTACAGGAGCTATTCGCTTATTTCGATCCGACCGATATTAAACCAAAGCACGGACCCGGCGCAGTTGCTACCAAGCAGCAGCTCTGGGACAAGTACCTTTGGACTAACATTTCGGCGGCGATCACGGAATCGTATCCTCAAGACGCGTATTTCTACGCTTCGCAAGGGCACGTATGTGATCATCTATCAGCTTTCGGGCTGGTAGGTGAAGCGTCTCTTCCTGCGCGAGTAATCCTCGTGCCGAAAGATGCGCGCGGGCCTCGACTTATATCTTGTGAGCCAGTGGATAACCAATGGATCCAACAAGGTTTGAGCCAGGCCGTGGTTAAGTTAGTGGAAGCACACCCGCTTACTAAGTGGAATGTGTTTTTCACTGATCAGGGCCCGAACCAAAGAGGAGCCTTACTCGGTTCCTCCACGGGGAAGTACGTAACGCTTGACCTGAAAGAGGCCAGCGATCGCGTATCCCTTGATCTAGTTCGCCTGCTGTTTCCGCCACACGTTGTGGCACCAATGGAAGCTTGCAGGAGCACTGAAACTACGCTGCCCGATGGGCGACGGATTAAACTCAAAAAGTTTGCACCTATGGGAAGCAGTCTTTGCTTCCCAATAATGGCGCTTACTATTTGGGCCATCCTCACCGCGGCAGCTCCTGATGAGGATACTCGAGAGAGCATCCTTGTATACGGGGACGATGTCATCGGACCAACCGCATTTGCGGAAGACGCGATGAAACAGCTCGAGACCTTTGGTTTGAAAATAAACCGGTCCAAAAGCTGTACCAGTGGATTCTATAGAGAATCGTGTGGCACTAATGCCTTCAAAGGCATTAACGTCACTCCCGTGCGCTTGCGCACGGTCTGGAATGACTCCCGCACCCCTGAGGTGTACGAAAGCTGGATCGCATATGCCAATTCCTACAGTGGAAGAGGCAGTGACGATATTCAGTTTCGTAGATCATACTACAATGTCAGCAATTTAATTGCTGAGGCGTTGCACGCGATTTATGGTGCAATTCCGACGATGGACATGAATTTGACGTGTCCTAGTTTATATTGTGTATCGCATGAACAAAAACCACTCAAAACCCGAACTAGCCTACGCTTCCAAAAGAAGCAGTATCTAGTCTGGGAGTTGAAGTCTCCTGTTATTAATCAAGAGATGGATGGTTGGTCGATGCTTCTTCGGTATTTTGCTGAAGGGACACCCTCTGACTATTCATACGTAATAGGACCTGGGGCTACGACCTGTAAGGCCGAGCTCTGGGATTTTCACGAACGTCATTTTGAGGCGTACAACAAGTACGCCGTTGCTTCCATATGGAAGCAACCGTTTCGCGTCAGATCGTATACACGTCGGCGGTCGAGCATTCTCGTCCGCAGATGGCGGTGATTAGGAAAGAAAGGTTGTCGTATACCTGGGTAAGGTAGACGTCGCTTTTTATTTTCCGGGTTGGGCTTGCA